ATGATTCGCATCGTAACAATCGGGGTCATTCACAATGGCCCCATTTCCGATATCGCCTATGCCTTCACCGAGGAGACCTACGTTGAGAACTTCTCTGTGAACCTTGACGACTTTGCGCCCGATGCCATACCAGCGAAATCGACGACCATGGACCTGCGCCGGGCCTTCATTACGTCCGTCAAGATCGTCTGTGACAATGCCGAGGACTACCCGCCCGGATACGCCGCCGTTGAGATCTACCTTCTTCCCCGTGACCACACAAGCGCGAAAGCGTCTACACTTCTCGCAAGCGTTACCATGTGGAACAGTCCTCACTTCTTGCACAAGCGCAAGCAATTCGTGAAGGAAGTTCTTGACAGGCATTTCAAAGGGGTGGAAACTGATGTCGAACGTCACTTATGACCCGTCGACCGGGGAATACCGCATCAATGGGGTGTGGTACGACTCGATTGAGGACTACGAAGAAGGTGCCGAAACAGCCGCCGAAGAGCGGCGGGAGCGTGAACGAGATGAGCAGGGAACGTAATGGGTTCATGACCCTCAAGGAAAAGGAGCTCAAGGAGAAGCGCCGCAAATTGCGGGAGCAGCTTGTCCAGCTCCGGTATTGCGATCATGAGGTAACGTGCGGGTGTGGCAAGACCGTTCCCGTCACGGCAGCATACAAGTGCTTCTATTGCGGGTTGTGGTTCTGCCCGACCTGTGCAAAGGACCACTTCGCCGAACACGACCTCGAGGACTTGCTGTACGCCTTGGATTCGGGCCTTCCCTTGGAGGGGCTGACCGCTGAAACCTTTGAGCGGGTGATCGCCAAATTCAATCGCCCTGCTCTGCAACGTAGCTACAGGGAACGCCATGATATTAAAGATTGAGAAAAGGGATGCCCTCAAGGTGGCCCGCCGCCATGTGGTGCTGATCTACATGGACCAGACCCGAACCGAGAAGGAGGTCCGCTGGCATCTCACAGACAGCATCGACCTCGTGAAATCCCGCATCGGTGGAAACAAGCGTTCCGGTCGGTATTGGTATTATCTCGTCGGCAAGGAAATGGACCTCTATGCGTTCCTGCTGGCGAACAATATCCGCCTTGCCATGACCTACCGCGTGCCGGAAGACCTGTCCGGGGATTCCCGCATTGTGGTGGAGGAGACATTGCGCGAGTGTGTGGAACTCCACCCCCGCCTGCGCAAGATGGTGAACAAGGCTCTCAAGACCCTTGGACTCATGGAGATCAGCGAAGATGACTAGCTTGCTATGGCTCTATTTCTGGTATCGTGTCGCCAAGTACATGGCAGGGCATTGGACTACGGAACAGCACCGGAACCGTCTGCGCTCCTCCCTCGCAACCAAGGGGCCGAAGCGCCAGCCGTGCAAGGTTCTCCAGTTCCGGCCCGCACCGCGCCCGCCCCGGGACTCGCTGATCGTATAGTGTGGCCAAGCCAAATTATTTTCAAAAAACCGTGAAAAATCTATTGCCAAGTCCTTTTCCATTTCGTATGGTATTTTCAACGGGGACGGGAAAGGCCCGACCCCACAAACAAGGAGAATCATATGACTGAGGAAACGAAAAAGGAACTGACCCCGGAAGAGATTTACAAGCTGGCCCACGAAAAGGCCGCCGAAATCTCCCAGCTGTTCGCTCCCCTGAAGGGCGTGGAACCTCTCGACGATTACGGCGTGCTCGTTATCATCGGCACCCCCGAACCCCGCGACGGTAAGCCCGGCCTCCTGACCACCAGCATGGCCCTCGGCAAGCTGGGTATCCTGGCGCAGCTGATGAACAGCGCACTTCGGGAACATCCCGAGGTGACGCAGGAGATGGCGAAGCAGCAGATGGCCCGCCAGCTGAACAGCATCTTCTCCAAGATCGCCGGCGGTGACGGCACCGACTTCCGCGCCGAGTGTGACTGCCCTGATTGCACTGCGGCCCGGGAAGCAGCCAAGGCCGGCGAAGCGGAAGAGCCCAAGTCCGAGGAAGGCGAAACCTTCTACCTCGTCCCCGGCTCCAATTCCGAGAACTAACATCAACGGGGGAGGTTCGCCTCCCCCTCTCTGGAGGCTCCCATGTCGCGCATTATCAATTACGTCATGTTCACGGCACTTTCGTTCACGGGCTCCCTCGTCCTGTTTGAGCAGGGCATCCGCCCGATGCTGGACCGCTTGGTCGTTGACAACTTTGCGACCATCACAGCCGTCCTCCAGAACGCTACGAGGTAGCTATGGCACACTCGTCGCCATCATATTTCCGCTGTCAAGGGCGGCGCGCATATCGGGACTATGGCAACCCCGAAATGGACCCCGCTGTTGAATGCCCGTACAAGTACGAATTTTATGAGTACGCACCGGGCAAGACAAAGGAGCGCCCTGACAGGCAGATCGACTACCAGCGCGAGAACTGGATCGAGGGCTGGGAGGATGCCAAGAACAAGCAGCGTGCCGAAGAACACGAACGGGAGCGCGCTGAGATCCAGGCAGAGGACGAGTTCGAGGCCGTTGCGGCTGGTTGCCCTTGGCATGACTACTCGAACCGCATGGGCGTCTTGTGCGCCGCAACGAAAAGTCAGTGCTGCCGCAAGTTCTGCGCAGTCTGGCACTTCTGGAGGAACTCATGATTATCGTAGCGCTGCTGTTCGGTGCCATTATCGGCGCCTACATCATGCAGAAAAAGAAGGACAAGGAAATCGCCTTTCTCAAAATCAAGGCGGCAGCACGGGTCAAGGTCGAAGAGGACATGGGCAGCATACTGATTCACTACCATAGCGAAGTCCTGCGCATCCCGACCCAAGTCCTCATGGACGCGCTGGTTCACAACGAAGTCAAGCTGTACGGCATGACCATGACGGAGATCATGGACCTCCGCCGGTGGAAGCAGGAGAACGACATTTCCTGCGAGCAGCACAAGTATGATCCCAAGCCGATGGCCTGTCCCGAATGCCGGGCTAAGAAGAAATAAATTTCTGTCAACTCCTTGTGACGCCGGGGACTCTGCATTGGGTGGGGTTCCCGGTTTTTCTTGTTGCCCTAATGGGGGTGACTGCCCTATAGTGGGTTATCTAGGAGGTGCCTCATGCCTGTTAAGAAATGCCCGAATGGGAAGTACCGCATCGGCGATGGGGAGTGCATCTATGAAACCAAGGAAAAGGCCGAGCGTGCTTATGTCGGTTACCTCGGCATGAAGTACGGTTCCAAGCACACGAAAAAATCTCAAAAATAGTGTGTGATACGTCTTGTGATTTCCATTGGCCCGAGTTATACTAGGGAAAAGAAAGGAGACGTATCATGGAAGTATTAAGGCCGTTGAAAGCCATCCGCGCCAAGTGCGTAGATTGCTCTGGAGATAACACTCACGAGGTTCGGCATTGCCAAGCCACTGGATGCCCGCTTCACATTTTCCGCGATGGGTGCCGACCGGACGGACCCTACGAGCGCACCCCGCTCAAGTCCATCCGTTTCAAGTGCCTGAACGACTGCGGCGAAGAGGGCGCGTGGAAAGAGGTCGCCGAGTGTGAGATCAAAACCTGCCCGCTGTGGCCACACAGATTCGGTAAAAGGGTCAAGGATGCCTGAACATGACATCGAGGCCATGCTTACGCAACGTAAGATGGCGCAAAAGAACGTGGACCGCTGGGATGCCAAGATAGCCCGAGCAATCGAGAAGAACGGTGTCCCAGCCATGACCCCGCACAAGCGGGAATACCTGTTCTCCTGTCTGTCCGAAGAATCGGGCGAGGTTGTGCAGGCGGTTGGAAAGATACAGCGGTTCGGTGAACACGACTTCCACGAGAAGACCGGAAACATCGAGAACATTGAACTGCTGCGCCAAGAAGTGAACGACTTGGTCGCGGTTGCCGAGATGCTGGGTATCGTACCCGAGCGCCACCGCATGGAGGCCAAGCAAAAGAAGGTCGAGCGCTATTTCATATATGCGTGTCGAGCCAAGGGGAGAACGTCATGACTTTGATGAGCTCTTGCAACCAACACGGGATCAAGTTTTCGTACACCTGCCCGATCTGCGAGGTCGAGCTGTCGTACATCACGCGCCTGAACCTGCTTGAACACTTTCGGGCCGGCGTAGCACAGAAGCCTATCGGCAACCGTAGGGGTGCCGAAAAGGAAGCCTTCCTGCACGGGCTCAAGACGGGCAATTGGCACCGCGCCAGACAGCCCAAGCCGGAGGACGTCTATGCACACGTTGACGCCTGACGAGCATGCCGCCATGGAAGGGGAGAAGGTGCTGGTGATTGATTTCGCTGGACCGGAACGCCGTATGATGGAGGCTCTCCGCAAGTCCATGGAAGGCCCATCCGCCGAGGAGGTCATGGAAGCCTTCAATTGCATCTTCCACCCGGCCATGCCCAAGCAACCGAACCTTAACTTTCACGGACCTACCCCCCGCCGTAGGTTCCCGATTCCGAGGTAGTAATGGCCTGTAATAACCTTCCCCAAGGGGTAAACGGTTGCCCGGGTAAATCACGTAACGTAGGGGGTACGAATCCCCGTACCAAACTCAAAGAATTTCAAGTCCGGGAAATCCGGCGTAAATTTTCAGATGGTGCGGATCGGGACGCGCTCTGTGCCGAGTATGGCATACCGAAACCAACCCTGAACGCGATCCTGAACCGCACCACCTGGAAGCATCTTCCCTGACCCGGAAGCGGGGCGGCCTAGACATATCGTTCTCTATCACGGTTCTGGTGCTCTGGCAACGTGTGTGAGGAGTTCTGCTGGTGGCCGCTTTCAGATCTTTGCCAGCAGATGTCACCTAAGGATAGTCGTGGCCGTGGGTCCACTCCCGACAACAAAAAGAGCATCAACCCACAAACTAAAACTTCCTCCTTGACGCTGAAGGCCGGGAATGGTTATACGGTAGTTATGAGTGATACAGCTATCGTAGATATCAACGACTTGATCCCTCGTAAAAGTTACGAGAACAATGTCCAACCGCGCTTGACCGAAATCACGGGCTGGCTGCGGGAGGGCTTGTCTTTTAACAAGATCGCGGAGAAGTGCGGTGTCACCCCGGCAACGATGCTCAACTACCGCAAGAAGCATCCCGAGCTAGTCCAAGCCATGCTCGAGGGTCTCCGGGACGTGATCCCGTCCTTGGACGAAACCTGCCTCCGGTTGGCTACCGGAAAATTCACCACCACGAAAGTCGAACACAAGTATGAGCGGAATGGGGACAGTGAAGAGGTCTGCGTCGAACGCAAGGTCACTGTCCAGGAGCACCTTCCCAGCATACCTGCGATTGCTCTCATGTATCAGCGCTATGGCCTCCTTGGCGGGGGTGGTGGCGGTGCCATGTCTAACCCCCGTGCAATTCCTCGTGCCAACGCTCCCACCCCTGACCGTAGTTTGGCAGGCGGGCCTCCCCCGCTCAAGATCATTGCTTACAATGACCCCGATTATATAGACGTGGAGTTCACTGATGTCACTGGAACGGACGACCTACGAACTGACGCGACCGCAGAATAGATTCTTCAATTCTCTGGTACGCTTCCCCGCGTTCGTTGGTGGTTTCGGAAGTGGAAAAACCACAACGGGAACGCTCAAGCTGCTGTCCCTGAAGTTTGAGTACCCGAAAGTCGATCTTTTATATACCACTCCGTCTTATCCGTTGATTCGGGACATCTTTTACCCGACCGTCAACGAGATATTAGCAGGGACCGAGTGGGAAGGCAAGTATCGCGTCAAGACCTCCGAAAACGTAATCGAGTTCGGGGAACGTGGCGAATACGGTCGCATCCTGTGCCGCACCCTCCACCCGGACAAGCTGATCGGTTTCAAAGTCGGCGCCGCTGTGGCCGACGAGCTCGATGTCCTCCCAATGGCGCAGGCCGAGGCATGCTGGAACAAGATCATCTCCCGTATCCGGCAGCCCTTCCCGGTCATACAGGGTGCAGACGGGCGACCGTTCCAGTACCCTAATCAGGTGATGGCCACAACCACGCCGGAAGGGTTCAAGTTCTGCCACAAGTTTTTCGGGTCCGGCTTTTTCAGCGATAGGCTGCTTGTTCGTGCCACCACCGAGTCCAACCCGTACCTGCCGGACGGTTACATCGATTCGCTGTACGCCTCGTATCCGGCGCAGCTGGTCAAGGCTTACATCAACGGCATGTTCGTCAACCTCGTGTCGGGGTCGGTCTACATCTTCGACCGTTTCCAGCACGCCTGCACCGAGGAGATTGCTACCGGGGAAGACCTCCACATTGGCATGGACTTCAACGTGAACAAGATGGCGACCGTTGTGCATGTTATACGCAAGGACGGGTTCGGCAACGAGCACGCCTTGGCCCTTGACGAGATTATGGGATGCGCCGACACCCCGGACGTTATCAACGCCATCAAGGGAAGGTTCGGTGGCGATCACAAGATCTACGTCTACCCGGATGCCTCTGGTGGTAGCCGTGATACACGCAATGCCAGCCGGTCTGATATCTCCCTCCTGAAGCTGGCCGGATTTACAGTCGATGCGCCCAAGGGCAACCCACTTGTTCGGGACCGCGTTTTATCTGTAAATCAGGGGTTGAAGAATTTTAGGTATTGGGTTAACGTGGCGAGGTGTCCAGAAGTTGCCGCCTGTTTAGAACAGCAGGTTTATGCAGACAGCGGAGCACCCGATAAGAGCCAAGGCAAAGACCACGCGCCGGATGCGCTTGGATATTTCATGAACCGTAAATTCCCGGTCATAAAGCGCAAGGCGCGGTTGACCGCTGTCGCAATGTAAGGAGGAAGACAATGTCTTTAGAGTATCACCAAGATTACCAGAAGAATCGGTACGTTTGGGGGTATGTGCGGGACGCTATGGCCGGGGAAAGCGCAGTCAAACGACTGAACACAAGATACCTGCCCATGCCGGCCGCCATGCTCGCCCTTCCGCCGCAGCCGACCAATGTGGACACCGGGACGCCCAATACCTTGAGCGACCTGCAAGCGGACGACCTGTCCATCTCCGAACTTCCGTTCTACCACCCGAACCCCGCTTACATGGGATACCTGCAACGCGCTCGCTACCCCATGATCGTGGCACACACGGTTCGGTCCTTCACAGGTATTGCCATGCGTAAGGAGCCCACCATTGTGCTCCCCGAGGATATGGAGTACCTCCGTGAAAATCTCCTCGACGTTTACCGCCGCACTGTTTCCAATGCTCTCGGCTACGGGCGCATCTGGCTCGTTGTTGAGTTCGACGAGAAGGAACAGAAACTGCGCATCCTGACGTACAAGGCGCTTTCCGGTGTCGACTGGAAACAAGATGAATACGTCATTTTCCAGGAGTTCCACAAGAGCCGTAAGGCCACCGATAGCGGTACGGGCCGCAAGCTGTGCAAGCTGTGCCTCAAGGTGCTGAACGCGGACGGGATGCCCTACGATCCGGAAACGGACGAGGAGGCTCCCGAAGGTACTCCGGTCTACGTCGTTCTCAAGGACGAAAAAGGTGATGGTGATTTCGACGACGCCGAGATCAGCGTTCCCGAGATTGCTGGTAAGCGCCTGGAGCGCCTCCCTGTCGTGTGCTGTGGTTCCATTGACCGTGACTGGAATACCGACCCCATCCCCGTGGAAGGCATCCTGTCCTGTGCTGGACAGATCTACATGAAGAACGCGGACCTTTCGCAGTCTGAGGTCATGTCCTGCAACCCCCTCCTGATCTTCTTGGGTCTGGACAAAGACAGCACCCCCACGGTTATCGGCTCCACCGTAGCAATCTCACTTCCGGATAAGGAGACCTGCGACGCCAAGTACATCGAACCTTCTGGAACAGCCCTTGAGCACATGCGTGAGGCCATTTCGGACCTCCACGGTGAAGCGGCCGAATACGGCGCACAGCTTCTTGGTGCCTCCAAGTCGCAGGTTGAGTCGGGTGATGCCCTTCGCCTTCGCCAGAATGCTTCCGGTGCCTCCCTGCTGTCTGTTATGCAGCTCGGTGCCAAGGCCATTGGCGACTGCCTGGACATTATCGCTGAATGGACTGGCAAGAGCCGCGAGTCCTTCACGTTCTCCTATGACAGTGACTTGTCCGAAGTGACCCTGTCCCCGCAGGAGCTTTCGGCCCTCACGCAATGCTGGATGTCCGGTGGCATTTCGTATGACACCTTCTTCAACAATCTGCAGCAGGCCGGCATCGTCCCCAACGACCGCACCGCCGAGGAGGAACGCGCCCTTATCGAGCAGGAGGCGCCCGCGCTTATCCTGCCCAATAAGGAAACGGACCCCGAGAAGGATCCCAACGCCGAGGACGACCCCGATGCAGAAGACACTGATACCACTGTATGACGCATATAACGATTGGAGCGGCGAGTTCTACGTGATCTTCAGCTTCTCCGGTTGGGCATGCACATGCTTCAGCGGCGACTTATCGGACAAGAACCTTCCTAGCTACAGGATACACTAATGCTTGAACGCGAAGACATCTTCATCCGTCACCAAGTAGAGCTTGCGAGCTTGACCAAGGGGGAACTCTCCGCGGTCCAGAAACGCTTCGCGGACTTGCAGAAGTCCATCATGAAGGAGCTCTACGGGGCCGGGAAGCTGACAACGTGGCGGCGTGAACGTCTGGAACAGCAGTTGAACCTAGTCCGGGCCATGATTCGGTCCTTCTACACTTCGCTGCAGTCGGATAACCTGTCCAAGCTGAACAGTCTGGCGGACCTTGAGGTGCGCTGGAACGCCGACACCCTGTCGAAGTTGGCGGATGCCGACACTGTGGCCATTACTGGCTCCGCCGTGGTACAGGCCATCACCTCGACCCCGTTCCAAGGTGCTATCTTCTCCGATTGGTGGGAAGGTCTGGATAATAATCTCCAAACGGCTGTTTCACGGTCCATACGAAACGCATGGGCCACCGGACAGTCCATTCAGGACGTTGAGAAAACACTCGGCCCGGTGCTCGCAAGAGCCAACCAGAACACCTCCGCGGTGATCCGTTCCGGTATTATGGATCTGGCCGCTACGGCCCGGACCGAGTCTTTCAAGGCCAACGCTGATCTCATTAAGGCCGAACTCTGGCTGGCAACCTTGGATGGCCACACGTCACCCATCTGCCGGGTTCGTGATGGGAAGCCCTACACCCTGGACGGGAAGCCGATCGGGCATAAGCTGCCCTACGTTGGCGGTCCCGGGAAGGCGCATTGGGGATGCCGTTCCACTGGCACCCCAATCATGAAGGGGGAGAACATCGACGACATGATTGAGGCCGTGTCTCGTCCGTCTGTTGATTACAACCAACAAACGAAGTCGAAGGCACATTCCACCTTGCGTTACGACCCGGAGTCGGGTAAGGTGGTCCGTAAAGGAGTGCGAAACCCACAAGCGGAGCGCCGTGGGTTGGCTGTGGAAACACGGTCGCGCTATGAGGCGTGGTTCAAGCGCCAACCGGCTTGGGTGCAGGACAGAGTCCTCGGCAAGCGCAAAGGTGCCTTGTACCGCAAGAACAATATGAAGCTCACGACCTTCAGCGAAGACGGTTTGAGGCCGCTGACGATCGCGGAACTTCAGGCAAAGGGTTATCAACTTTAAAAGGAGTACATCATGGAACTCGATTTCGGAACCGCGGAGATCCCGCAGGAAGTAAAGGAAAGCCTGAACGGTCAGGTTGGCAAGCTGGTTCAGGAAGCTGTCGGCAAAGAGGTCGACGGGCTGAAGGGCAAGAACAACGAGCTGCTGGAAAAGCTGAATAAGCAGGGTGAGACCCTGAAGCAGTTCGAAGGTATTGACCCGGTCAAGACCCGCGAGCTCCTGGAAAAGATGGACAAGGACGCCGACCTCCAGATGCTGAAGGATGGTCGTCTGGATGATCTGGTCGCCAAGAAGGTCGACGGTGTCAAGGCCACCTACGAGGACCAGCTCAAGGGCATGAAGGGTACGCTGGAACAGACTGCCAGCGAACGCGACCTGTTCCGGTCCAAATATGAATCCCATGTCGTCAGCGAGCAGGTCGGCAAGCTGGCACTCGAATCCAAAGTCGTACCCTCGGCCCTGGACGATATCAACCGCCGCGCCCGTGAACTGTTCGTCGTGAACGAAAAGGGTGAACTCGAAGCCCGCGACAAGGACGGCAACCTGCTCAAGAACGCTGACGGCGACCTGCTGACCCCGGCCCGTTTCCTCGAAGCCCTGAAGAAGGACGCCCCGCACTACTGGCCCGCCTCCAAGGGTGGTGGCCTCGGTGGTGATGGCGCGGACATGGGCGGCTCCGATATCGAGGCGCGTATGGCTGCTGCCGCCTCCAAGGGCGACATGGAGACCTACAACCGACTTCGCCGGGAAAAGGCCAAGGCTGCGGGTAAATAACCCCCCTACTACCTTACACGATTTAAAAATTAACACCCCCTCCCGGTGTACCGGGTTAGGGGGTGTTTTTCTATTTACAGGTATGCCGGCCCTAGTAGCCGAGAATTTCGAAGCAGTAGTCGGGTTCGAGGCCCAATTCGTCCCGGATTATGTCGTCCGGTTCGGTGTAATCACCGCGCTCAATGGCCTCCTCGATCAGTTCCTTGGTTTCGGAGACCCGGTCCCGGGCCTCCTGTTCAGTGTTGCCATCCCTACGCATCAGAATCTGTACGACTGTTTCGGCCATTTTAGTTCTCCTCGATGGAAGCAAGCAGTTCGTTGATACGGTCGATGCACTGTTCACATGCGAGGCGCATGGGAACGGCGTGACCGCGGGTTCCATTACCATTGCGAACGACGCCGGCCACACGGTCAACCGCTGCGGGGCTGACATCGTTGAAGCGGGTGGCGGTGGAAAGGCTGGCCGGGGTGGCGTTGCTGTAGTGACGGCCATTCACGGTGAACTGGATGGGGAGGTCGCCGCACAGGACGATCATGGTGTCGTCGTACTCGGGCAGGCTGTTGAGGATGTCCTCGGCTTCGGTGCGATTGGCGGTCAGGGCGTCGACGATTTCTTGGCGGGCTTCTGCTGTGGTCATTTTGGTTCTCCTTGTGTGTTGGGGCGTACCCCGTTCTTGTTGAATACACAATACGGAAAACCGGCAAGTCTGGCAAGCGAAAAATTCTAATTCAGCAAAGTTTTTATCTGGTCGTTGTAGCGCATCTTGGCGGTGGGGTGAACAACCTCGCCTTCGTATCCAGCGGCCTCCAACGCGGTGACCATGTGGTGCCGATAGTGGTATCCACCGAGCAGGACGATTCGGTCGTACTTGTGCAGGTCATACTTCAGGATCACATGGACGGTCTTGCACACGCTGACACATTCGGGGTCCGGGAATGCAAGGTTGTAAGGCGTGATCACTTGCGTGGGGTTAATCAGGCCATGCTTGGCAGACAGGATGCACCAGTCTGTGCCGTAGCGGTTGGCGTACCGCATCATAGCCTTGAAGTAATCTCCCTGATACAGTTCCCGGGCGGGGGCGGGCTCCGCCCCCTTCTGGAAACTACAGGTTGCAACGACGAGGGTGCGCATTACCATACCATCCTGACGCCATCGCCTTCATCCAGGATGATCGGGGTGCCGGGGGCGGTGCAGGTGCGAACGTGCTCGGCGTAGTTTTCGGCGTATTCGGCTTGGTTGGTGATGCTGTCGTGCTGGTCAGTGAGGAGGTTACCGAAGCCACGGCTGTTCTGGTTGTACTCGGCGTAAATGTAAATGATCTGCATTGTCTTGCTCCTTAGATGTTAACGGGGAGTTCGCGGTATTCATCGACGTAGGCCCAATCCTCGTCGGTGGCCTGCGGGAAGGCTGCGTGGAACACGCGAGCGGCTTCAATGGTTCCTTCAAAAGTGTTCTCTTCCAGCAGGTCTATGATCAGTTGTTCGGTAGTCATTTCGTTCTTCCTCCTCGTTGGTGAATACAATATAGCTAGCTTTCGCAAAGCTGGCAAGCTAAAAAACAAGAAAAATAAAAATTTTTTACATTCATGGTTGACTTGATTACACCCCGTACCCTATACATGGTTCATCAGGTCGTTCCCCGCCCAATGCGTTAGGCGCAGCGGAGTTTGCAAAGGTTAGGCTGGAGCAATAGGGGGCTAGAGCGACGATCCATTGTTTGTCTGGTAAGGCCGGACAGCCGCCAGCACGGTAAGGCCGAGCGGGTGCAGGATAACATCACGTTAATCTGCGCCCGCTTTTCATTTTGGGTGCATCCAAAAAGGAGAGTCTCACATGAGCAACTATTTCAACAACCCGAGCATGATTGCCGCCGAAGCGCTGTCCATCCTTATGGACAAGATGATCATTGCTCCCCTCACGGCAAAGGACAAGACCGCGGACTTCATGGTACGCCCGAACGGCTACGCCATCGGTTCCAAGGTCGATATCAAGCAGTACGGCGATTACACCGTTGACGAGTTCAGCGGCACCGTGAACGTCCAGAACATCCGCAACTCCGTCCGTTCCATGGAAATCGAGAAGCACTTCGACGTCACCGTCCAGATCGGTGCCAAGGAGCAGGCGCTCAACTTCGACGGCTTCTCCAAGGAAGTCCTGGCTCCCGCGATGGGTCGTCTGGCCGAAAAGGTCGACACCTACGTCGGCACCAAGCTCCTGAAGGGCGCCGGTCTCTACACCTCCGCATCCCTGTTCGGTGATGTCGCCGATATGGCCGCCGCCCGTAAGGCTGCCACCATCCAGCAGCTCGAGTTCAACCGTCTGTCCCTCGTGGACCTGACCCTCGAAGCTACCCTGCTCGGCAACACCGTCTTCAACCAAGCACAGACCGGCGGCGCTGACGCCGAACGGCGCCTGCGCGAAGGCCTCATGGGTCGCCTGATGGGCATGGACTTCTGGTCCTCCATCGCCTTCCCCGAGTTCTCCCGTACCGCCGGAGACGGTGCCACCACTGTGGACAGCGCTGTCGCCACCAACAACCTGATCGGCCTGTCCTCCCTGACCGTCGATGCCACGACCGGCACTTTCAACGCCGGCGACCGCATCTCCGTCACCGGGCTGCGTCGCCCGCTGATCGTCGCCTCCGAAGTTCTCGCCGGCGCAACCGCGATCCCGCTGGTTGACCCGATCACCGAGATCATCGAGGACGGTGCGGCCGTTACCGTTATCGGTTCCGGAACCACCTACGACGTGCGCGGCGTCATCATGGATGACCGCTCCCTCGCCACGGCGTTCCCGCTGCTCGACATGCCTTCCGACAAGCCGGCCTCCGTCGTCACCATGGACGGCGTGTCCATCCGCCTCGTCCGCGGTTACGACATGACCACCAAGAAGGAGACCATGTCCCTCGACCTGCTGTGCGGTGCCGAAGCCTTCGACCCGCGCCGTATCACCGTTCTCGGTGACACTCAGTAAGTCCTGGACCTCGTGAATAACGGACCCCCTGCTCCGGTAGGGGGTCCATAATCAAGGAGCAACACATGCCCACCATCTACCACGTCAAGACCGGCAAGAAGTGCCGCTGCGGTAAGGACCAGACCGAGATCATGCTCAAGACCAAGCAGTACAGTCTCGAACCGCCCAAGGTTGAGGAACTCGAGGTCGAAACCCCGAAGACCGAGACCCCGAAGACTGAGGCTCCCAAGGTCGAAGTCCCGAAAACCGAGGCACCGAAGACGGAGCCCGCCAAGCCCGAAGAGCCCAAGAAGGAAGCTCCCAAGGCTCCGGCCGCTCCCGCTGCCAAGAAGTAGCTTTTGACCGGCATCGGCTCCGGTCGGTGTCGGAACTAAAGTTGCAACGGAGGGAGAAAAATGGCTACTCAAATCCAGAAACTGTCCGACAAGACATGGACGAAACTTAGCGACATTTTCACCCTCGCAATCGGTTCCAGCTACGTCCTCGAACCGGAACATGGCAAGGGCGTGATGCTCCTTGCTGTTTCGGCAGGTGGGGCGGTTCCCGGGAACGGGTCGATTGGCCACATGGTGAACCGGCCCGCATCCATCGTCAACACCCTTTCCGTTGACTACTATGTCCGCTTGTGGCAGAACTCCCCGCCCGTCGATCTGCTGTTGACCCCGAACATTGAGTTCGCCTCCCCGGTCATTGACGGTCGCCAGCACTACACCGAAACAGCACTGGACGTTATCCGCCAAGATAATAAGTCCCGCACCTTTGATGCTAGGTTCCACATCAAGAACGGGCAATACACGACTTTCGCCGTAGCCGGTGCCATCGACGACCGTACAATCACCGTTGCCTCGGCGACTGGCTTCACTGTCGGCATGCACATTGTCATGCTGCAGCAGACACCGCCGAAGGCCACCTTTGCCGACATCATTGCCGTGAACGGTAACGTCCTGACGTTGAACGTCCCCTTGGACACCACGTTCACCGTTGGATCCGAAGTCGTTGGGCTCATCCACAATATGAACGTAAACGGTGCTACTACTCCGGTACTTTTCACGCTTCGTGACTTGTCCAGTATAGAGAACCTTGACTTCACCCTCGACGTGACCCGGCTGATGATACGCATGGTCACTAGCAGCGCTCCGGGGTTTGACGACTTCGGGGACATCACTGGCGGGCTTACCCGTGGTATTCTGCTGCAACTCCAGAACGCCGACTCGGACAATCACAATATGTGGGTAGCCAAGACGAATGCGGACCTTGGCCTGCTCACCTACGATACGCAATTTTATACGGCCTCCCTCCCGATCAACGTGAACGGGGTGATGGCACGAAATTCATACAACGGTGACGACAAGCATGGCGCGGTGCTGCGCCTTCATCCCGGCGACGACTTGAAGATTTACATCCAGGACGATTTGTCCTCGTTGGTGTCCTTCGATGTCATGGCGCAGGGCCACCTCGTCACGGACGATTAGGAGCGAAGCTATGGCACTGAAAGATCCCTATTGCACCGTAGTCCGTGCGGACGAAATTTTGGCAGGCAACGCCGATTGGCTGGCGCTGGACGAGGACGTGAAGTTGGACGCCCTTGTGGAAGCGCGCTACTACATCGACGATCGGTACTCCTGCCCGACTCTGGACGAGGCCGCCATCCCCACCGAGATGGAATACGTCAACGCATGGCTGGCGGCGGACGCTGTGGACACCGGGCTGTTCGATACCAACACCAACCCCGACCGGATCAAATCCAAGTCGGTTAAGGCTGGTTCCGTCACCACGTCGAAGTCCTATTTCAGCGCAGCATCTTTTCGCCCGGCAACGAAGGCCAAGTGTGACACCTACCTGTCCGGTATCTGTTACAAGAACAGCAGCACGGTTGTGCAGCTGGTGAGGGCATAAGTATGAGCCTCAAGACTGAAATACAGGCCGACCTTGCGGAAGCCATGAACGAGGACTTGGCGGAGGCCGTGGTGGCCTTTACCTACACCGTTCCCGTAAATTCTTCAAATTATAACCCCACTACCGGGCAGGTTTCCCCAAGTGGAACAACCGCCGGGGGCCGTGGTATTATGTACGACCTCTCCTTAAAGGAGATAACCAACCTACCCCCGTTGAAAAACGTATCCAAGCGGGCGGTTGTGTTACAGAACGAGCTCTCCCTGACTCCCGAGGTCGACGGAACGCTCGATTGCCCGGACGGCGTTTATGCTGTCCTGCATGTGATGCCCGATCCGGTGGGTGCAACGTGGGAGTTGTACCTCGGATTGCATAACCCAACGGAGGTCTAATGTCTCTTGCCGGGAAGATAATGTATCAGGCCGTGATAAAGGGTGGCAACGAAATCACCCGCATGGCGCTGTTCGACCTCTTCCGCAGGCTCGGGCATTACACTCCGGTGGCAACCGGGCGCGCACGCGCTGGCTGGATTTTGGCCGAGGGGTCGCCGTCGACGTATGTTCCCGCTCCTGGACAATACGGCCCTCAAGACCCCCCGGCCATTCTGGTCATAGCCGGGAAGACGTACTACATCACGAACAACGTAGTCTATATTGAAGCATTGGATAAGGGGCATTCGGACAAGGCACCGGCCGGCATGACTGACCGGGCCATAAACGAAACGACAAGGAAGTTCACCTAATGACTTGGGCAACGATTCATAAGCTGATTGAGGAAGAGTTCACCTCGGCATGGGCAGCACAGACCCCGATCGCTTACGGTGACGTTCCCTTCAAGCGTCCCACGAACGGACCTTTCGTGCGCATTACGGTGTTGCTCATGGAATCCGAGAATGCCGCACTTGGCAAGGCCGTGCGGGATAACGGGTTCGCCGTGATACAGATTTTCACCCCTAAAATGGAAGGGGAACGAAATAACTTGGCGCTGGCAGACGTGGCAAAAGTCGTCTTCCAGAACAAGACTTTTGGCAAACTGACTTTTTACGCGGCAAGCGTGAATCAGGCAGGGGAAACTGAGGGGTTCTTGCAGTCGAATGTAAGCATTCCTTTCTACTACCAATAGGAGGAAACAATGGCATCTACCAATGTTACCGATCTGGCTTACGTGAAGGAAGTTACTGCGGGGACCACTCCGGACACCCCCACCTTCCAGCGCTTGCCGATCACTGGTGTTAACCTCACGGATAACATCGCCACCAAGACGTCCGAGGTTCTCCGCAAGGACCGGCAAATTGACGATCTCGTCGTGGTTGACCTCGACGTGAACGGCCCGGTCCCGTACGAGCTTTCCTACGCACCTTTCAAGCCGATGCTGATTTCGCTCCTTCAGGGCGGAGCCTCCATCGCGGACGTGCTGATCTCGGCTGCTACCGACATCGCTGCGGTGAACGCGACCAGCCAGTTCACGTCCAGCTCCACTGACTTCGTGTCGGAGGGCATCATCGTTGGTTGTTACATCCGGGTCGCCGGGTTCGCCAACGAAGAAAACAACGGCGTTTTCAAGGTCACCGCCGTGGCTGCCAACGCCATCACTGTGGACAGCACCACCCTCGTGGACGAGGCCGCCACCCCCGCGATCACCATCGACGCCGAATGCTACCGCAACGGTGCCGAGGTTCCGGACAGCTACACCTTCCGCAAGTCCTTTGACGTTCCGGGCGGTGTGGAGAGCATCTTCTACTACCGGGGATGCCAGATTTCCGGCATGACCATGGAGTTCGCCTCCGGTGAACTGCTGAAGGGCGAAATGACCGTCACCGGCATGACCTCCGAAGCAACCGAGACCCCGATCACGGGTGAGTCCATCGACGACGTCGTGGCATACACCCTGATGAACGGTGTCTCCTCGGTCACGAAGGTGGACCTGCCCGGCCTGCCCGCAACCGCCTTTTTCAGCACGCTGAACCTGACGGTCGACAACAACGTGAACGCTCAGAAGGGTCTCGGCCAGCTTGGCGCTCGCGGTCTGGCGAACTTCACCGTCAACGTGACCGCCACGATCGAGATGTACTTCGAGGATTTGACCCTCTATAACAAGTACAAGAACTCGACCCCGTTCTCGGTTGCGTTCACCCTCGAAGATGGTGACGGTAACATCATCGTCATCACCATGCCCAAGTGCAAGTTCGAGGAACTGACTGAACCTGTCGGCGGCAAGGACGAGTTCCTTATGGAATCCGGTTCCCTGCGCGCCCTCCGTGATGCGTCCAGCACGAACTGCACTATCCAGTTCGATTTCTTCCCGGCTGTATAGCCATAACTTAAAAGGAGCACAACTATGGAAATCAAAATCACGAACATCGACAAGACTGCCGAGATCGACGGCGTTTGGATGGACTACCTCGGAGTCTCGATTTGCGTGGCACGGCAGAACAACCCGAAGTTTCTGGACAAGCTGAAGGAACTGGCCGCCAAGGAAGGCCGCCGTCCGTTCCACAAGCTCCCGACCAAGAAGCGGGACGAGGTGCTGAAGCGCACCATCGCCGAAACCATTATCGTCGGCTGGGACGGTTTTCAGCTCGGTGGTAAGGAACTCGAATACACCCCCGAGAACGCCTATCAGCTGATTAACAACGACCCCGAGTGCCTCAACGCAGTGACCACATTTTCGATGAATATCGAGAACTACGTCGCCGCCGAGGAGGAGGAAACGGGGGAAGAGTAGCCGCTCGTCTGGAGTGGAGCCTCCGGTACGAGCGGAAGCGCAAGTTCTTTGAACAGTTGGACGAACAAGGGATCAAAACCCCTCTGGCTGAAGAGCCGGAGGGGGATCCCATAACCACATGGTACGCCAACGCAGCCGTTGCGCTGATGACGCACAACGGAACAACGCAGATCCCATACCGGGAATTGCAGGCGTTCTTCGAGCTCTACGGCATCATCGGAACAGTGCGCTGTTTCGTGACCGTGATGGACAAGGCGTTTGGCGTGTTCGAGAAAATTGCCAAGGAAGATGCACTCAAGCAGGATAACAAGAACAAGAAGAAGGGCCGCAAATGAGTGATATCCCCATCAAGATTACGGTCGAAACTGCTGACGTTGAACGGGCCGCCCGGCGCTCCGAAAAGGAGATGGACAACGTACAGCGGAAGGCAGACCAGACCGGAAAGAAGGTGGGGAGCTCACTTTCTTCTGGATTCAACACGTTCAAGTCCACTATTGCAGCAGTTGGCCTGACTCTTGGCGCATTGTCCGTTGCCGGCGTTGCCAAGAACATCCTTGACATTAACCGCAAGTTCGAATCCCTGACCATGCAGCTGAAAACCTTCCTCGGTGACGGGGAAAAGGCCAAGGGCATGTTCCAGGCGATTCGGGACTTCGCCGCGCCGTTGCCCATGACGGTCGACGAGGCTACGCAAGCTGTGGTCAGGATGATGTCCCTTGGCCTGCGGCCCACCGAAGCTGCACTCACTTCCTTCGGAAACATTGCGGCCGGTACTGGCAAGAGCATCATGCAGTTCACCGAAGCTGTCGCTGATGCTGTTGTTGGTGAGTTCGAACGCCTCAAGGAGTTCGGTATCAAGGCCCGTGTCGAAGGTGACAAGGTAGCCTTGACGTTCGGCGGTGTTACCACACAGATCGGCCGGGATGCCGCCTCTATGCAGGCGTACCTCGAAGAGCTCGGCCGGACCAAGTTTGCCGGCGCTATGGCGAACCAAGCCACGACCGTGAACGGTGCGCTCTCGGTGTTGCAGAGCTCGTGGGACAACCTTGCGGACACCCTGTTGAACGATAAGTCTATGTCCTATATCGCCAAGGGTATCACTTGGCTGTCTGACCGGATTGGCGACTTCGTGAACGGGTTGAAGACCCTGCCGAATTACTGGACCTTGATCTGGCAGACCATGGAGATGGCTGTCCTCAAGTTCTACTCCAATGTAGCGCCCATTATCGATGCTTACCGTAGGCTCGTCGGTACGGCTACCGACTACACCATGACCGAAGTGGAAGCGGTGAACAAGCGTATGGGCGAACTCCAGAAGGAGATGCTGGACAACGCCAACGAAGCTCTTGCCAAGGTGGGCAAGGGTCTTGAGCGCAAGAAGATTGACGACTTCACCACCGCAACCAAGCAGGGAACCAGCGCAACCAAGGATGCCGGCAAGGAGGCCAAGATCCGGGCCGAAAAGGAACGCGCCCTTGACTTGGTCATGAAGCTGTTACACCCGGATACCGCCAACCTCACCAAGCAGGAGGGGGAACTCGACGCCGCCCGTAAGAAGGGCTACATCTCGTTGCAGCAGTACACCTCCGCAATGGAGAAGTTGAAGGCCATGCGGGAAGAGCTGTCCAATAAGCAGCGCACCGAAGACCAAGCCATGATCGGGAACATCATCGATCCCGACAAGACCAATTTCGACGCACAGATGGCCGAGATTGAGGCCGCCCTGTCCCGTGGCACGATCTCCATAGACCAATATGCGCAGGCCACCAAGAAGCTCCGGGACGAACGTAAGAAACTCCTTGACGACAAGGCCCAAGCCGCGCTAGAGTCGTCTACGGCGTGGGTCGACGGTGCCAAGCGTGGTCTGGACAGCTTGGTCAAGAGCTACGAGGATAGCGCCTCCAAGATCGAGGGCGTTATCACGGACGCTTTTAGCCAAGCCGAAGACGCGCTGGTTACCTTCGTGAACACTGGCAAGCTGGACTTTACGAGCCTCGTGGATTCCATCATGGAACAGATGCTCCGCATGGCAATCCAGCAGCAGATTCTGGCCCCCATTGCAAGCTGGATGAGCGGAGTATCCGCCGGCGGCGCAGGGGGAGGCGGTTACGCTGGCATGATCGCAAGTGCCGCCAGCATGATGGGCTTCGCCTCGGGCGGTTCCTTTACCGTATCCAAGGCAACCTCCATCGGTGGTGCTAACGGCACCGATAACCGCATCGTGGCCTTCCGCGCTAGAGACGGGGAACGGGTTTCCGTGAACCGCAACGGTACTGGCGGAAGCGGCAACGGTGGCGTCAGCATGACTGTCGTTACCAAGGACGCCGATTCCTTCCAGCGCTCCCAAGGGCAGATCATGTCCCGGGCAAGCGCGTTAATGGGTAGAGCAGCAGCGAGGAACAACTAATGTCTTTTCACAATGTACGTCTGCCGGTTGAGATCGAACGTGGGGCGCAGGGTGGTCCCATGTTCGACACAACCGTTCTGGAACTGAGCTCCGGTCACGAACAACGAAATATCAATTGGCAGCAGACGCGAGCCAAGTATAATATCAGCTACGGCATTTCCCACAAGGAAGAGCTTGAAGCGGTTATCCGTTTCTTCTACGCCCGGTGGGGACGCGCCTACGGGTTCCGGTTCAAAGATTGGGCAGACTATGAAGTCCCCATTCAGGTGCTGGCTCTTGGCGACGGCGTCACCAAGTCGTTTCAGGCGTTCAAGCGCTATACGGATGGCACCTACACCTATGACCGTCCCCTGACCAAGTTGGTCGCCGACACGACCGAAGTGTTCGTTGAAGGTGTCCCCGTCAGCTTCACCGTTGACATAGACACCGGCATTATCACACTGGCTTCGGCCCCTGCGGCAACGGGCGGTTCCGGGTCGGGTGGTGAAGAGGTCGTGTCCTTCCTGTGCGAGTTCGATGTCCCTGTCCGGTTCAATGACGACTCCTTGAACGTGACCATGGAACTTTGGAACGTGGGTACGATCCCGGCCATTGAGCTTGTGGAGGTTCGCAAGTAATGAAAGCCATCTCCACCGAACTCGCTACCCACCTTGACGGTGATGTCACCACGTTGGCCACATGCTGGAACCTTGTACGCATGGACGGCACGGCCTATTATTTCACGGACCACGATCAGGACATTCTGTACCTCGGCAATCTGTACGTTTCGGCGTCAGGTTACGACCGAAGCGCCATCGAGAACGATTCCTCTTTGGCAGTAGACAACCTTGACATCTTGGGCATCCTGGACAATGACGCCATCACGGAAGAAGACCTCCGCAACGGCCTGTTCGACTATGCCAAGGTTGAGGTGTTCATGCTCAATTGGATGGACCTCACGATGGGAATCCTGCGCATGCGGGCCGGGCGTCTTGGTGAGGTGACCGTGAGCCACAACGGGACGTATAGCGCCGAATTGCGTGGTATGTCCCAAGCCCTGTCCCAGCGCATCGGGGAACTGTATTCCTCCATGTGCCGGGCCGACCTCGGCGACGACCGCTGCAAGGTTGTCCTGCTCGTCCTTACCATGTGGACAGCGGACACGGCCTACGCGGTGGGTGACACGGTTGTGCCGACCTACGGCTATACGCGCTACGGATTGGCACCTTTTGAGAACATGGCTGCTGAGACTGGCGATATGACGGGTTGGACGGAGTACCTCCAGAACGGTCCGGCCGGTGTTGTCTCCAGCGTTGGCGATTCCCTCCCCTTGGAAGGGGATTATATGTTCTACCTAGAAGGCACGCTGTCCGGTTGCGCCTTCTACCAATCCATGACCCTTGAGGAACTTGGCTTGTCGGTTGGGGACGAAATCTACTTCGAAGGATACCAATCTAACCCCTATGCAGACGATACCGGGTTCCTGACCCTGCGTTGCCGTAATGACTCGGACACAACCCTCGCCGAAGCGCAGTCCGACCCCTACGCGAATCCCACGTTGGGCGAATGGACCTACCACAATACGCCGAGCCTTATCATCCCCGCAGGGACAACCTACATCCGCATCTACATACAGGCGAATAAGGTTGCCGGCAGCTACGCGAACCACTGTTTCGACTCCCTGCGGGTTGTGGCTACTGCGGACGAGAATGGTTCCTGGCCGGTGTATTTCGAATGCACCAATGCTGGAACCTCTGGTCCTGACGAGCCCGACTGGCCCACCGACATCGGTGCCGAGCTCACGGAAACGTACCTCGTTGATCTGGTGGAGACTGAGGGGCCGACATGGGTTGCCAAGGAACACTTCACCCGGTACGATTTCGTCTCGGGGACCAATGACCAGCGCAGTTTCTACTCCGGTAATCTCGGGCAAGATGCCAGCGTCTTTGTCGGCGGGACTGTGGAATGGGTCACAGGCGCTAACACCGGCAAGCTCATGGAGATCAAGAGCGTGTCGGGTGGCCTCCTGACGCTGTACCTGCCCATGAACTATGAGATCGCCGTTGGGGACGAGTTCATTGCCACCCCCGGCTGCACGAAAAAACTTTTTACTTGCCGTGATACATATAACAACGTATTAAACTTCAGAGGGGAACCCTTTATCCCCGGTCAGGACGAATACCTCCAATACCCGGATGCGAAATAATGAAACGTAGCGACATCATCACAGCGGCACGGAAATGGCTCGACGTTAAATGGCAGCATCAAGGACGCGGCCTTGCTGGCATAGACTGTGCCGGTGTCGTTGTGAATGTCGCCTTAGAGTTCGGCGTACCCGTTGACGAGCGCACTGACTACCAGCGCCGGACACACGGAACGCAGTTCTTGCAGCGGTTCCGGGATTGCTTCGACGAAAAGCCGGTCGCCCTTCTTCGTGAGGGGTGCATCGTTACGTTGACCGAGCCGGCCTTTCCGTGCCACTGCGGAATCATTTCCCGCAAGCATGGGGAACTCTACCTGATCCACGGTTACGCCAAGCGGCGCAAGGTGGTGGAGGAACTGTTCGACAAACTGTGGCGCGACAAGCTCGTGGCCGTTTTCGATTACCCCGGCGTGGAGGATTAAATGGCACGTTTGGCACTCACTGCGGTTGGAACCGTTATTGGAGCCTACTACGGAAATCCGCAGCTTGGTTTCATGATCGGTTCCCTTGCCGGCTCCTACCTGTTCCCCGAAAATACGAACGTCGATGTTGAAGGTGCCAAACTTGGTGACAAGACGGTATCTTCTTCGGCCTACGGTGCGCCCATTGGTATCAACTTCGGTACTGTACGCACCTCGGGCAATGTGATCTGGTCCGCCGGCATCCGGGAGCAGCGCAACTCCGAGACGATCTCTACCAGCGGAAAGGGTGGCGACACCTCCTCCCAAACGAATATCACTTATTCCTATTTCTGTTCGTTCGCGGTGGCGTTCGGTGAAGGTGTGGCCGAAGATGTCCTCAGGATATGGGCCGACTCCAAGCTCATTTACGACAAGACCGGAACAGGTTCCGTTTCCAACGACAATATCAACTTCCGGTTTTATACCGGCAGTGAAACCCAGCTTCCCGATTCCTTGATTGAGGACGACAAAGGAGCTGCCAACACCCCGGCGCATCGTGGCTTGTGCATGATTGTGTTCGACGACCTGCCGCTTGCCAACTACGGCAACCGCATCCCGAACATTACGGCCGAGATCACTTACAACCGGGAAGACGCGCAACCCTACATCGCTGCAACGAACCTGAATAGCCCTGTCAACTCGTTCCAAGTGGATCAGTTGGTGGTCGACCCCACCCGGGAATATTTCTACATGCTGTCGACCCAAGGCTTGCGCAAGTACGATGCCCGTACCATGCGCGAGATTCGGTCCATCCTGGACGAGGACATGCTTTCCACTCTGGCGCAGGGACAACCTACCGGAACATATATGGCAATTGACAGCCAAGGCTTCATTCACCTGAAGCTGACCCTGTCCAACTACGCCCCGCTCGTTAAGATTGACCCGAGCTCCATGAAAGAAGTTGCGCGGTTCGGTGTTGCAGCGGCATTCGGTACGAACTCCCCCACCGGGTTTGAATCGGTCAAGTATATGGCCGAGGTTGTGACGCTTGGCTTGGAAGGCCCGGTGCGCTTTTACTCGTTCCAGACCGCTATCGGTGACGCCAAGATCTGCTGCCTGAAGGAGGACTATACCTTCTTGGCAGGTGAGATGCCCGGCGCAGTCGGCTCGGCGGTTCTGGACATGGTTGGTTCTGGCACCGGATGCTGTACCGGCCCGGATGGTGTTGCGTACCACATGACGGACCTTGGCAATACGCTGAACCTCTACAAGCTGACAATCTCCCCCGGAGCCGATTATAAGATTCTGGAAGGCGACGACTTGTGGATTCAGTACGGCACGAATCTTGAGTTGCTTTACAACCTCACCGCCGCGGACATTGGCAGTTCCGCAACGGGGTTGTCCTGCAATGCGCCCATGTACGACATCACGGACAACACCATTTCCTTGATGGTTCGTGATACCAATACAGATTACTGGTATGTGAAGCTGAATGAGGACGGGGTTGTCTTCGCCACGCAAGTTCCGGTTATCCCGAGCTATGCGGACAACACCCCGTCCAACTTCTTGCAGAGTGGATACTACGGTTATGCCGTGAACAACACCACTTACCTGATCAACACTCGTGACGGTTCTTACACCACACAAACGGGCTGGCCTATTAGCTCGGACGGTGCGCAGTATTTCAACGGTCGTGAGCAGTCTGTAATCATCGTTGATCGGGCTAACGTAACGCTGTATAAATATTTTCTAAACCGTGGGACGGGGTTAGGTGTTACCCTTGGGTCGGTCGTTAGTGAAATCATACAACGTACCGGGCTAGAAATTAGTGATTTTAACGTGAACGAGTTAACGGACACCGTGTTGGGGTACATGGTAACCCGGCAGATGTCCGCCCGGTCCGCGATCCAGCCCTTGGCCGAAGCCTTCATGTTCGACGGGGTGGAGGTCGACTACGTCCTGGACTTCCGCAAGCGCGGTCGTGCGGTTGTAGCCGAACTGGATCGGGACGATCTCATTTTCGTGGACTCCAATAAGCTCATGGACGAGACCCGTACCCAAGAGGTCGAGATCCCTGAGAAGGTGTCCGTTGTTTACAGCGACAAGGAAAACGACTACGAGTCCGGTACGCAGTTTGACAAGCGCACTGTGCAGCCGAAGCCCACCATGTTCTCGCACAACCAAATCACGAAGCAGTACGCAATCGTGATGGAGGCGGACTTTGCGCTCCAGCTTGCTAGCAAGATGCTGTATCAGGCTTGGGTCGAGCGTAGCACCTACGCCTTTCGACTGCCTTGGCGGTTCCTGGCCCTGGACCCCTCCGATGTCGTGCAGCTTACTGTGGACAACGTGGTCTACCGTAACCGCCTAATCTCGGCCGGTGTCGGTGTGGATATGACCATCGAGATGGAAGCCCTGTCTGATGACTTGGCCACATACGCCTCGAGCAAAACCGCCGACAACGGGCAGGGCTTCCCGCCTCAAACGATTGTCAACCCGGTCCCGTCCTTCCTCTGGTTCCTCGACGTACCGTTGCTCCGGGACGAGGACGACACGGGCGGCACGTTCACCCGCGACTATTTCACGGTCGGCGCAGCCCGCCCCGACGACTGGACTGGCTCGTTCATTTACCGCTCTTTGGATGCCAATTCTTGGAGCGAGGACAATCGTGTTTACCACGATGCCCGGTTCGGCTACCTGAATGGCGCACTCGTTGACCCGTCTAGCCCTTGGGAGCTTGACACTGTCTCCGAGGTGGAAGTCTACATGGAGAACGGGGAGCTTGAATCGTGTACCTACGAAGAGTTAATGAACGGGGCGAACGCCTGCGTTATCAATGGCGAGGTGTGTGGGTTCCAGACGGCAGTGCAGTCCGCTTCCGGTTACTACACTTTGACGAACTGGCTGCGCGCCCAAAGAGGTACAGACTACGCATGTGCAACGCACTCCACCGGGGAGCGCCTTGTGATGCTGGACACCGACTCCGTGCGCGTGACCTCAAACACCCTTGACTTCATTGGGGGGTCTCTGTACTATAGGGCAGTATCGTTCGGGATGCTGTTGGAGAGCTCCACGCTCACCGGCCTTTCCCCGGACGGTAAGGTCTTGAAGCCTTATAGCCCTGTGCAGCTTGCCGCCGTGAATGACGGTAGCGACAACGTGGATATCTCGTGGGTCCGGCGCACCCGAATCGGTGGTGGCCTTGCAGACGGAACCGATATTATCCCCCTTGCCGAAGCATACGAAAAGTATGAGGTCGATATCTACGTTGGCGGTGCGGTGGTTCGCACCTTGACCGTAACCGACGACACGACCGTGACTTATACGAACGCGGACCAGATTACGGACGGATACGATATCTTGACCGGGTCCATTGAAATAGAAGTATTCCAAATGAGCGCCGCAGTTGGGCGCGGTTTCGGTAGACGGGAAGTATTGGAGGTCTAAAATGGCAGAATCCCCGAACCTTGCTATCACGCATGTCGCCACCAATCAGGCGAACAAGGAAGTGACGATCAATGACGGCTTTACGAATATCGATAAAGCCATCACTGACGTTTTCGCCGTTGACATGGCGACCGCCGATGCGGTGCTGGCTATTACTGACCTCCAAAGGGCGATCACCATTGCGGTGTCCAACCCCGGAGTGGGTCATAGCCTGACCATTGCGGCAACAAAACGCCTTTTCGTTGTCCACAACACGGACGACACCAATTCGGTGGACGTTGTCGTGGGTGCAACCTCCGTCACCGTCGACCCCGAGACCCTTGCCCTGCTCTACATGGACGGGACGACTGACGGCCTTTGGGCGGTTGCTTCCGGCGGCAGCGGTGGCGGGGCGACCACCCTTCTCGGGCTCTCGGATACCCCAGCCACTTACGGAACTGCCGGGCAGGCGCTGGTTGTGAATGGTACGTTAGACGGGCTCGTTTTCGCTACCATTGCCGGGGGTGGCTCCACTACCTTTCTGGCCCTCACCGATACCCCTTCGACCTACACCGGGTCGGAAACGTATCTTGCACGGGTCAATGCTGCTGGTGATGCCCTTGAGTTCATCGACGTGGCAACCCTTGGCCTGTCCTCCGGTGCATCCTACGCTGTTCCCTTCAAGGGTGTTGTGACCCCCGGTTCCGCCCTGACCACGCAGGACATTTCGGCACTCACGGAAATAGCAGCTTTCGGTTCCCCGCTGATCGACACGGACGGATTCTACAACGGCACCAACCCCGGAAGAGTCTACGTCCCGGCCGGCATTAGCAAGATGAAGGTCACCGCTTGTGTTTCGGTGGCCCTCGCAACCGCTGGTGAGTGGATGTCCGCGCACCTGCATCATGTAACCGACGCAGGCGCCACCGATACGGTTATCGCCCGGTCCCTCGTTGAAACAGGTTCCACCGACGAGTTCTTCACTATCTCCGGTCCGGTCACCGAAGTTGTTGAGGACGATTACTTTTACATCGCCATGCGTGTGGAAGCCGATACCTCCGTGACTATCAACGGCTACGAGGGTACGTTCATTCAGGGTGAGGTTGTGGAGCTCACCACGGCAACGGGCCGTCCTTATGACCTGTCGTTCTTCACCTCCGGGCTCCCCTCGGCCTCTGCGCTGGTGTTTCAGCATGTGGCGGCCAGACCCTTCACGGTGCCGGCAACCGCTGAGAACAGTTCCCAAGGTTATGGCAACGTAGCAGCGACCGCCTTGGCCTCCTTTACCATCACGAAGAACGGTGTCTCCATCGGGACGATGGATTTCGCCGCTGCCGGGCAGACTGCAACTTTTACCGTGGCAACCGCAACCGACTTTGCTATCGGTGATGTCCTTGGAGTGGTTGCACCCTCCTCGCAGGATGCCACGCTTGCCGATGTTTCCGCAACCCTTCTCGTTAACCTGACATAAGGAGAATATCATGGCCGATAGACTGATCGCAGATGCTGTATTGGACGCCGCGCTCCAGTACATTGCGGACAACGCCGAACGCATGGTTACCCTCAACACCGGAGTTGATCTCTACTCCGAGGTTGCGGCCGCCACCCTTTCCTCCGTTGCCATGACCTCCGGCGATTTTACGCTGGCGGCAGGGCTGATCTCTGGCCGGCGTTTCACCGTTGCGGCCAAGACCGGAATCTCCATTACGGCAACCGGAACCGGCAGCCACCTTGCGCTCGTGGACGACACCAATTCGGCGATTCTGCTGATGGTGCCGACTTCGTTGGTTCCCCTGACCTCTGGCAATACCCATAACATCGGCACTTGGATGCACGAGTTCGCTTCCCCGAAGGCAGGTAGCTAATGTCCGTCATTGAAGTTTCTCTCACCGAGCAGGCGACCCGGGACAACTTCGATTTCTTTTTGGAGGAGTTCGGGTTCACTGTGGACACCGACTATGATGCCCTCCCCCGGAACTTCAGCCTGCACTACCCGGAAAACATGACGCAGGAAGAAGCCCTTGCCTGTATCAATATGTGTGAAAGTGTGGAACAGGCTGTCGATGGTGACACGCCTGTTTCCCATTGTGAAGCACAGAACCTGACCTATGATTCCAATTTCATCGACCTGCTGGCATCTGGTGAACTCCCTGCCAAATACAAGTACACCGGATTGGACAGGCACGTTGAATACGACCCGACTGTGCAAGGCGCACATTGGGGCCATTTTCGTGTTGAGTCCTTGGTGAATAACTTGGGCGGAACCCTGAAACGCAGCATTGCCAAGGGTGTGCATGTTATCCAGAACACTGGCAAGCAAGGCAACGGGGTTATCTACTATGACGTAGATTCCGGGGTCGACGACGAGCATCCTGAATTTCTGGTCTGTGACGGTAAGCTCACCAAATCGGAAAAGCTGTATGAATATTACGTCACGAATATCGACGACAACTCCCACGGCACGCATGTGGCATCCTCCGGTACTGGCAAGGTATTCGGCCCCGCCAAGCAATCTCCGGTTAAGTGGGGAAAGGGTCTCAACGCGGCCGGCTCCGGAACCATTACCAGCCTCACCAATGCCGTGAATGCTGTCGTGTCCTACCACACGGCGAACTATCCCAATACACCCGCAATATGCAATTGTTCTTGGGGTGGTTCCCTTTCTTACTCAACCCCGATGGCGGCTCTTGCCGGGGCGGGAATCATCCCTGTCTGTGCTGCTGGTAACAACGGCAACACGGCGAACTTTTTCCCCGGATCGGACTCCCATACATTCACCATTGCGGCAACGGACATGGACGACCAGCACTGCACCTTTTCCAATTACGGCTCGGACGTGGACTCCAACGCGCCCGGTCGTGACATTCTCGCAGGGACTCGTGGGCTGTCTATGGATTGGTACAATGGCACATCCATGGCGACCGGGTTCATGTCGGGTGTCGTGTGCTGCCTTTTGGAAGGTTGGTCCGCTCCCGCTGACGCCACCGAAACGGATGCCGTGATCGCTGCCCTTGAGGCGTATTTCCCGGCGACCTGTCCCGGACTGATTTCTAAGAACACCATCGCCTCCACGACGGCGGCAATGGCCTACTTGGACCCGACCGGGGACGGCCCCACGTTCACGATGGACCGCATGGTCTACCCGCTCGGTGCGCTTATCGGCCCCACCACGATCTGCGATTGTTTCACGACCTTTGACGTAACCCCCCGCCTACGCGAAGCCGGGGAGCTGGAATCCGTCTATGACACCATAATGGCCGTGAAGGACGATTGGATTCCCACTACGGATGATGCCGAGACTTGGATGGTGCAATGGACCAATGAGGCAACTTGGTCGACCGGGTTGGGTGACGAGACGACAACGACTTGGCGCCAGACCGGAACCATCCTGGCCGCCAACTTACCCCGCATCTGGAATAATTCGGAGATGGGTTCACCTACTGGCATAGACTACGAGGACCAACCTTTCCAGCCGGCCGGCGAACTGTTCAACGGCGTCATCGGTGATGGAGGATATTGGTATCAGTGTGTTCCCATTGAAGTGCTGTGTGGTGCTAAGATGTGGGATGTCCCCCTGCTTAACAGATGTTTTCAGTTTGGCAGCTTCGCGAACTGGACGGTTGCCACGGGAACCGGAGCAGTCGTGCAGACGACTCAGACGTGGTGGGCGTACTCCTGGAACTACTATTTCCAGCCCACCGGAACGACCCATATCCACCAGACCGCTGAGATTACCGATGCCGAGGCGCTGGCCACAATTGCAGCAGGCAACGCGGCCCTCTTCCTTGAGTACGCGATTGGCTGCAACTTCGCGCAGGCTCTGCCGAACGACTCCATCCAAGTGACCGTGACCGCTGTGGACAACACCGACACGGACATCTCTGTACTGCACCAATCGGACGACACTGAATGGACCGTCCAGACGTGGAGTCCGCGTTTCCTGTCCGGTATTGCTATCCCCACGAATACCACGAAGATTCGTGTTGACGTGAATCAAACGCTGGTGAGTGGAACCATCTGCAACGGCATCTTCGACGGTATCCAGATGCGCGTTTACGACGCCTCCAACACCACTGAGGCCGAGGAGACTGTTGACGCCGGCAAGGTTAGCATCGCGACCAAGTTCTTCCAGCGCGGGTACAACAACACGGCCGATGATTCCGGTTACCCGGCAATCGCTGGTTGGGAAAGCCGCTCGAACATCGGTGTCGCACCTACCCTGCTTGAAGCCGACACGGACCAGACTACCGCCCCCGGTAACTGGACGCAGCGGAGCAAGCGCGTAAATGTTCCGCGTGGAACACGCATCGCGCAGCTTCGCTATACGGCGGTGCAGAACTCTGGAACGATTGCCAACTACTGTCTGGCATCCATCGAAGCGCAGGCTATCGTGGACCATGTGGGTGAGTCTCATGACTCCATCGTGGAATGCTACACCTCGGCCCCCGACTTTAGCCCGGTGCAGACGACCTCCGACCCCGCAACCGTGACGATCGGGAGCTAACATGGCATGGCAAATCTTTCAGGAGTCGAACGGAGACACCTCCTTTACAAGAATCATGGCGTTCACGATTGTCGTCGCCAACCTTCTTCTGCTGGCCATAAATGTGATTATGAACGAGGGAAAACTTCCTACCGTTTGGGAAGCCTCGACCATAATATCGCTTATCGGCACCGCCTTGACTGGCAAGGTGGTCCAGAAGCCTTTCGAGAAACCCAAGGAAAAGGAGTGTAAACCCGATGCGTAAAACCATCCCCATTCTGGTCCTGCTGTGCCTCATGCTGGCCCTTGTCGGCTGCAATGAGGTGAAGTACGCGGACCGGACCCTCAAGACGGTGGAAGCCTTGTACGAGACGGCTCACGCCGCATCCAAGCAGGTCTGGCTGGATACCACCATCCCGGCCGAAGACCGTGTCACCTTCAAGGACACGATGCTTCCGGCCCTCGGTGGAACCGAAGCCGCCATCACCACCGGCAACGTAGCGCTGCAAGCCTACATCTCGGCCAAGACGGACGACAACCGTTCTGCGCTGATTAAGGCTATCTCGTCCCTTGTGGGCAACGCTATGACGATGCTGGACACCTACAACCGCACGGCCACGAATATCGGTAAGGAAGAAATCGCCATCCCGGACGATCTCGCCTCCGCGTTCGGGCTGTTGAACTAAGGAGGCGTGAACTATGTTCAGTCCTGAAGTAACGAAAGAGCTGGTCAAGGCCGCTCTCACCTATGGCGTACCGGCTGTCCTGGACCTGATTGACAGCTGGGATGATGCTGAACCCACCGTTGCCGAGTTGCAGGCTCGCCTTGAGGAACTCCCCAAGGCCGAAGATGCTTTCCCCGGTGACGTTCCCCCGGAGGGCTAATCATGCTGCAGTTCGGTAACGCATCCAAGAGACGGCTCGCGACTGTGGTTCCCGAACTGCAGAAGCTCGCTCACAACGTGCTGGCCATCGGGCTCATTGATTTTTCAGTGACCGATGGCCGGCGCTCCCGGGAGTTGCAAGAACAATACTTTGCGGAGAAGAAGTCGAAAGTACATTGGCCGGAAAGTCGTCACAACGTGATGCACCCCGACGATCTTGCCAAGGCTTTCGACCTCACTCCGTTTGTGAATGGAAAGCTCTCCTATCACAAAGCGCACTGCATCCTGCTGGCAGGGATCGTCCTCACTGAAGCCAAGCACCTCGGCCTGAATGTAAGATGGGGCGGGAATTGGGACATGGACCTTGAGCCTGTGACCGATCAGGACTTCCAAGATCTTGTCCACTTCGAACTCGTAGATTAAGGAGATGCCGGGATGCCCGACTGCACGGACGACAAGTGCATCAACCATGGAGTCGTCATGGAGAAACTGGAAAACCTGAAATGTGCCTGTAAGGAGCACCGGGAGGACATGGACAAGTCTCGGACCGCGATGTGGAACGCCATCAACGCCAAGCTGAGTACGAAATTGTTCTTGTCCCTCTTCAGTATCATCGTAGTGGTTATTATCGGATTCATGGGGTACACGACCACCACCGTCCGCACCGTGGAGAAAACGGTGATTCGGGTCGAGCTCCAGAACCAAGTGATCCTCGAAAAGCTGAACCGTTTGGAGCGGGCAAACTAACCCACCGGGGACCACCTTTTCACGGGTGGTCCCCTTAAATTTCACCTATTTTCTACCCCCGTTTATACGGGGATTTTTTATGTGGAATAAAAAGGGTAACCCGTAGGTTACCCCCTATTATATGAAATACAGGTATGCCGATCACTGTTTTAGGCCAGAACCAGCATCCCCCGTATAATGCACACGAAACTCCTTGTCTCCGTCCCCGTAGATGTCCCGAACAAGGGCATCCAGGAACTCCAGACACCGCTTTTTGATGAATGGCGTGTCCCCAGCCAACCACCGTTCCATGAACACCTCGCGCTCCTCAAGGGATATGGCAAGGTGCGGACGGCAGCAGGAAAAGTCCGGCACGCATGTGTTGAGGAGGTTGTCGTGATACGATACCCCCTCAACCCATGCTTTAAGCTGGCGCAATTGGAGAGCTGCCCGAAGATCGCTTGTCATTTCACCTGATCCAAATACTGCCCGAACACCATCAAGGCGATAAGCAGGACGAACCAGACAACCGGGACATAGCTACGCACGGATAACCCCCTTGTCCGGAAGGTCACGCTCGAGCTGGAGCAGAAGTTTGTTCCGGGCCGCGCCACGCAGCTTCTCAGACCCTGTGGCCACACGGACCGCCTCGATTACAATGGCAGCGACTTCGCGCTTGGAGTACAGCGTCTTCAGGTCGTTCTCGTGCTCAAACTGTTCGGCGTCAAGCTCGGCTTCCAAGTCAGCACACTCCTCGCAGAAGTTCTCCTGTTCCTCGACTTTCTTGCCCATGCTGGCGCACAGGTCTTTGATGATTCTATCCATTGAAAGTCCCCTTGGCTTTATCGGTGAAACGCATTACCGGCAGGGTGACATGACCCTGACCGACACCCCAGCCCACGGGCTCGATAAGACCCTGCGAGGTGAGGTGGTTGAACAGGGGGAGACCCTCGGAATACGCCTTGGCGAAAAACTCGCCTTCCTTGAGGTTGTGCGCCTCCTCCGGGACGTTGACCGAGATTGCACCGTATGCGGCGTCACAGCCGAAATCGGCGTCGTAGCACTCGGCTATGACAGCGTAATTGCCGTCGGCATAGGTGGTGCTGTAGATGGACAGCTTCTCGACCTCGCCGAAGAGTTCGGCTTCCGTTTTGCAGATAAGTTCCTTTGCCATGACTAGCTCCTTAGCTCGTTTTTACGTGATATTCCTTGTTCACAAGTCCCTTCGACTTAGTTCCACGAACGGTCGGTTGCCACCAATAGGTGCCAACGTGTTTTCCAAGAAGAGGCGCGTCCTCGGTGAAGGTCTTGAAATGTCCGCGGCAGAGGTGAACTCTGTTGTGTGCGCCAGTAGGGTCTTCCTTCGTGCTGGTGGCCTTCTTATTACCGGGACATTTCACGTTCAACACTTTATAGCTTACGAAAGGTAGGCGCTTTTTGCGCTTACGTCTGGCATTCAGCACACGTGACGGCTGAATGTCCTGAGTTTCGATATTGCGGCAATTTATAAGCCGTAAGAAGGTGCAACCGATATTTACAGCGCGGCCTAACAGTGCTGTTGAGTCTTGATACAACTCTCGACCGACTTCATCAGACACATTTAAAGGACAGGTGAATAGAATCTCTCCTTTGGTTAATTTCGCCACGAACGGCAATGGGAACCATATACCGGCCTCGTCATAATAGTCAAAGCCAGCAATTAAGATGTTTTGGTCTTCCGTATCCTTTACAATCAGAATAGCGCCTTTTGAATTGTACTTATGTGCCGAATCCTGATAGTCTACCCAGCATGTATCGTACGGCATGTGAAGTGTACTTTTTGGATCCTGGAGAACGTC